GCTCAGTGCTTCGGTTGTCGATCTTAAAGACCCTCCGTTTATCGGCATGGATGCTCTCCGTGGAAGTAAGACGGACAAACCAGGTGAAGCGGATGTGGTCATCACAATTGGCAAGTATAAAGAACCAAAGTCTCCTGAAGAAGAAATGATTCGCACAATCAATGTTCCTAAGAACAAACTGCCAGGTGGCGGCTCTAAGCAAGTAGAGTCAGATCGTCATGGTCAGTTCCTCGTAACCATAGACCCAATCAGAGCAAGATATGAGTAAACAAACTTGGACCAAACACATCACTGACATTAACGCTGTTGGCAGCAGAGTTACCTGTAATCCTGCACCAAGTGGCACTGATGATGACTGGCTCATTTACTCTGAAAACTTCTCCACCTTTATTGGTGATTGCATAGAACGTGGTTTTGTAGACGAAGGTGACTATGGAGATAGTCAGTTTCGTTCTTTAAGATCAGGTGTTCATAATTTAATTGTTACAGACAGAAGGGAGTTTTTTGATAAATTTATGCTTGCTACACACGTATGCAAGACTCTTAACGTGCTTGATAAGCAACATAGAATTGTTGTGTTTCAAGCGATTCTTTATGGAAAGGAGTATGGAAAACCATGACCATACCTTATTTTGTAGCTATTGACGTTGAGACTACTCTCAATGGAAACGAAGAAGTGGGACTAGCTCACCCAATGCACCCAGATAACTTTGTTGTAGCGTTTGGTATGTGCTACACAGATAAGAAACCATTCACTGCATACGATGCAGATGTGTTTACAGGTCGTATCTGTGAGCTTCCTCCAGGAGCTGTTATATGTGGACACAACTTAGCATTTGATTTGATGTACTTGTACAAAACAAATGAAGTGTTAAGAGATGAGCTGCAAGGCAGACTGATTTGGGACACACAACTTGCTGAGTACATTCTTAGTGCTCAACAAACTAAGTGGTCAAGTCTTGATGAGTTGTCTCTTCAATACGGACTACCAATCAAAGACGACAAGATTAAGAAATACTTTGAGAAAGGTTTGGGTTCTGACAAGATTCCATCTGCAGAATTGATTCCTTACTTAGAGCAAGATGTTACTAATACCGCCAAGATTGCTGAGTATCAATACAAACGAGCAATAGAAGCAGGACAACTAACACTGATTAAAACTCAGATGGAAGCTCTCCATGCAACTACAGAAATGCAGTTTAATGGTTTGCACATTGATAGAGAACGACTGGACGAATACACAGTTGAAGTTGTTAACAACTATGTAGAGGTCAAACTTGACTTAGAAGAAATGTCTAAAGGACATCTTGAAGACATCAACAGTCCTAAACAATGGTCACAGTTTTTCTTTGGTGGTACTAAGAAAGTAAAAGTCAAAGAAGAAGTTGGTGTCTACAAGAATGGCAACACTAAGTACAAAATGATGGAGAAGACTCTGAAGATAGAGCCATTCATTAGGTATGTACCAGACCCAGAGAAAGTGTCTGCAAAGACAGGTCAAGTGTCAGTAGATGATGCTGTGCTTAACGATATGTTGAAGCATACGTTTGATGCTAAAGCTATTGCAATCATCAACGGGTTGTTGAAGTATCGTGAGCTATCAAAGCAGTTGTCTACGTATGTACAAGGTTTGAGCAAGCACATCATTGGAGACTTCATACATGGTAAGTTGAATCACACAGCAACTGTCACAGGTCGCTTGTCTTCAACCAATCCTAATCTGCAGAACATCAGCAATAACCCTATCAAACAAATCTTTACATCAAGGTTCAGAAATGGTCGTATTGTCGAGGTTGACTTTAACCAGCTTGAGGTTGTTGCTCTTGCTCACGTTACTAGAGACTTGCAATTGATACGTGACATCTCATCAGGCAAAGACATTCACTCTGAGCTGTACAAAGATATGTTTGGCAGGTATCCAACCAAGGAAGAGCGTAAGCCATTCAAAGCTAGAACGTTCCAATTGATCTATGGTGCAGGTGCTAAAGCTATTAGCAAACAAGCTGGCTGCAGCTTTGATGAGGCTAAGAAGTTTGTTGATGTGTTTTACACACGTTATGGTTCTGTAGCTGCATGGCATCAAGGCTTTGCAGAAACAGTTGAGAAGCTGTCTAAATACGAATTAGACGATGATGGCTTTAGAGAGAAGGTAAAAACCTACATACATCACACAGAGACTGGGCGTAAATTTTGCTTTAAAGAATACTATAGCGATAGTACATGGTCTAGTAGGACTTACAATTTCAGTCCCACTGAATTAAAGAACTATCCTATACAAGGTTTAGCTACTGGTGACATTGTTCCAATGATGTTGGGCATTATCTTCAGACAGCTAAAGGACAGAGATGATGTGAAGATGGTTAACACAATTCACGATTCTTTGATGTTTGATGTGGAACTAGATGCGGTTCCGAGTTTTATTGAGGAGATTACAGAAATACTGAAAGACACACACAAATACTTTGAGAAAATATTTAAGAAGCCACTGGCTCTCAAGCTCAATGCAGGAGCATCAGTTGGTATTAATTGGTTTGATATGGAAGAAATCGTATGACAATGATGACAGGTATCGTGGAAGCAGTTTCCACAAAAGATGTGACAACTAAGTTTGGTACTAAACCTACCTACTCAATCAAGATTAATGGTGCTTGGGTTAAGTGCGGATTTAAGAATCACAACGCAAACGTTGGTGACGAAGTAGAGTTCGATGGCAACACTGGTACTTATGGTCTAGAAACTAAAGCAGTAGCTGTTCTCCGTAGAGGTGCAGCCACTCCTGCTGTTACTAGTAGCACAGCGGCTGCGACAGCAGCAGCTCCCCAGGCTAAATCATTTGGTGGCTACAAAGATAAAGTATTTCCTATCCCTGCATTGCATGGTGATAGAGCTATTGTGCGTCAAAACGCATTAGCACGGGCTACTGATCTTTACATTGCTGCTCGTGGTGGTAAGCCTTTTGATTTAGAATCTTCTACTCTTGATCTTGTTATTCAGTTTGCTCGTAAGTTTGAGGCTTATACTGCAGGTGATATTGACATGATGGAAGCGATTCAGGAAGATGAAACTAATCCCCTAGTGTAGTTGCCAAAGAGGGTTTTGTGAGGGCTGTTAAGCCAGCATTCGAGGATGTCAACGTAGGGAGTTTTCTGGCTTTCTGCCCTACCTAGTTGAAGACCAAATCGAGGCCCTTACTTTTTTTGATACCAACACAGGAGATAGTTATGAGAGCATTGATTGATGGTGACATCGTAGTATTCAGGGGTGCTTGTAGTGCAATTGGAGAAGAGACTTGGGTAGCCCTAGCAAGGGCTGACAAGATGATCCAAGACATACTAGAAGAGACTGGAGCTACGGATTACCAAGTGTATTTAACTGGTTCCAATAACTTTCGTAGAGAGCTAACACCTACCTACAAAGCACACAGACCAGACGAGAAGCCAGAGCACTGGCAAGCTGTGAGAGAGTTCCTAGTAACACAGCACAAAGCAATCATCTGCAACGGATGGGAAGCTGACGACCAGATGGGCATAGACCAAGACAAAGAAGGTAATACCACAGTTATCTGTAGCATTGATAAAGATTTGTTACAGATTCCAGGTAGACATTACAACTTTGTTAAGAAAGAAGCTCAACAAGTGGGTGTAGATCAAGGTAAGAAATTTCTTTATCTACAAAGCTTGATTGGTGACAAAAGTGACAATATCATCGGGGTAGCTGGCATTGGACCAGTAAAGGCAGCAAAGGCTTTAACAGAGCTTGATACTGAAGAAGAGTGGTACGAGAAGTGCCGTGAACTCTATAACGATGACGAACGTTACCACCTAAACTTACAGCTTCTTTACATTTGGCAAAAACCCAACGACAGTTGGCAACCACCGCAGGTGGCAATGACAACAACAACTGAGCTGCCCCAAGCAGCGAAGGAAGAAACAACATGAACAACAACGACACTAACATGCAACACATGACTATGAAGGAGTATGTTGCTATAGCTATTCTTACTGAGTTAGCTACTAAAGATGCTGTGTTAAAGATGATTGGAGACAAAGAAACTACTGCTACAAAAGTAGTAGAGTCTGCCTTCAATTGGGGAGAAACTTTTATGCAGGTAAGGGCTAAACGTAATGCCAAGACCTAAACGACATAACCCATCGGGGTATCGTAGTGGTTTAGAGGTTAAGTTCCAAGCTGCGTGTGAATCACATGGCTGGAACTTGCCTTACGAGATTGATAAAATCAAATACACCATACCTGCAAGCAACCACACATACACACCTGACTTCACTGTTACTGAGAACATTTACATAGAGACTAAAGGTCTATGGACAGGAGCAGACAGAAAGAAGGCTGTGCTCATTAAGCAACAACACCCACACATCAACATACTCTATGTGTTGCAACGGAACCAAGGGCTGTCTAAAAAAAGTAAGACAACTTATTTAGACTGGGCAGCTAAGAATGGTTTGGATGCTTGTGTATTCTCCGATACTAAACATTGGACTGAATACATTATGAGGCACATACCATGAAGATATCAGCAGAGGCTGCAGATAGAAACAGAGTGTTACTAAACACAATTCAACAGAGATGGAAAGAAGAAGAAGCTGTGATGAACCCTAATGAACTTAGATGTTCGCCCTCTAAGCCAGATGAGAAATGCTTTAACTGCAAGAGAAAGTTAGCACAGAGTCAGATGTACGTCAGTACTAAAAACAGCACTGACAAAGCTTGTATTTATATTCCAATATCACTACAGGAGAAAACATGATCCATACAGACGAAGACGATGAGTTTGAACGCATTGAGCGTGAAAACCAAATGAAAGGCCAGCCCTACTATTGGGAAGCTGATGCCATCAAAGCCGCTGTAATGATTGAGCGTGAGGCGTGTGCAAGGATTTGTGAAAGCACAAACATTTTATTAGAGTGGCCTACATACGCTGATGCAATCCGAGCAAGAGGAAACACATGACTAAAGACGAAGCATTACGCCTAGCATTGGAGGCGTTGGAGATGTATGAATTAGAAACAAATTCAGAGTTTCAACGCAAAGCCATCACCGCCATTAAAGCCGCACTAGAAGCGAAAGATGAGCCTTGGGAACAGTTTTATCCTGATATTGGTAAACCAAAACTTGCAGTTTTAAACAATCTCAAGGAGAAGAACAGTGCCTAGACCAAAACCGCTAGAGCCACTTAAAGGACGACAGATTAGATTGTGTGAACGACACATCGAAATATTTAAAGAACTTGGGGGGATTTTTTGGTTGCGTAAGCACTTAGATGCTAAAGCCAAGTTTCCTAAAGAACATTATCGAAAGAAAACAAATGACAAATAACAAACCAGAATTCAACACATGGACTCATTCCAACTTGTTTAAGTTTGCTGAAGAAGCTTACGATAAACTGTGCCACCAAAATGAACAGATTCAGTATCTACAGTGTGACTTAAAGGCAGCACTAGAGGCTTACCGAGAGTTAAACACAACTGACACAAAAGGGGTTTAGTATTTAATTGCAGCAATCGGCTGTACTAACGGGAAACATCATGAAATTTGAAATGCAATTTGGCTGGCTTGACGCAGAAAAAATTATCGTTGAAACACATGACTTTGAAAAAATTCAGATCATTCAAGAATTTATTCAATTCCAAGAAGAGCACGGCTGGGCAGTTGAATATGAAGCTACTAACGAGCTTGAACTTGCATTTGAAGAAGAAGAAGATACAGAAGAAGAACTCGAAGGTTCTGAATCAAAAGAGTAATTAAAATCTATGGGGTGTACTTTGCTAAGAAGTACAGCCCCATATTTGAAAATGCGTATCCTGCGTATACGATAGCCATATACACATTACCCCTAAGTAATTGTTCCACCGCAATATATGCGTAGATTGCCCCCGTGAGAACAATTAACCAAGCACTCATATAGTTTTACCCTGTATTGACCCTATAGGGACTAAAACTCACTTACGTCAATCACTTCACCACGGAACTGGATGTGTCCTTCACTGAAGGAATGGACTAACTCAGGCCACAGTAATTCGCCATTAAAAAAAGTCAGAACTGCAAAGCCTGACCTATGATTGTTTGGATTCAATTCAGCATAAGTAAACTGAGGGCCATCAGGTTCTGCTAATGTTCCAGTGTCAATACCATAACGGACTCCGTTATAGTCACTGTACGGGGTGACTTTCAAGGAATGCAAATGCCCAGTGCACATTGAGACCCCGCTCGAAACGGCATTGTTGTGGGTGGCGTGAATTCCCCCCTTATATCGGTGCTTGACAATCACTTTGGATGTAGGCCAACATACCCAACAAAATTCCCAATTGGGGATGTGATCGGTTATCTTAAATCCAAGAACATCTTTATATTGTGGGGCATGTTGTGCAAGTCTATTTGCAAACCTAGCGTCATGGTTGCCCCAGGTATGAATCAAACGCACGTTATGGCGTTCTGCTTTAGCTCTCTCTTCTATCTCACCTAACGCACCTTGACAAGCTTTTAGTTCTTGAATAACAGAAGTAGCTGGTTCATCAGTTGGATCGTGTCTGCTTATTGATGCGCCATCAAAGCTATCCCCATTAGCAATAACGGCTTTAGGCTTAAGTGTTTCAATTGCCCATAAAAGACCTTTAAAGGCTGTCGAACGCTCTGTAGGAATGAAGTGAGCATCCGAGAAAACAATTACAGTGCCGTCAAGTATGCCAAGGTCAATTTGCTTTAGTGGAGAGTAAGAGGCTTGTCGTGCATCGTAATAGCTACTTCTAGGGTCAGCACTGAAAAGTCTTATGTCGTATAGAGCTTCAAGATTGCGCCTTCTATTTTGAACATTACGGGTCGCAACACCAAGGATTCTTGCCAATTTTGCGGCAGACTGGTGCTGCCCCCACAGAGCAATAAATTCATCATCTGTACAAGTTTGGTTATGTGCGCCCATCGTAATCCTTTGAGAGCATTCGCTCTAATAAGTTAATGACTCTATGCTCTTGTTTCTGTAGCTCTTCGTCTGAAGAGTTTGGATTTGCTGTTACTAATAACAGGTCGTGCAAGAACACATGCAGTA